GAAGATACGTTCCAACCAAAAATTGGTTTCAAAACTAGATATGGTCTAATTAGAAACCCATTTGCGGAATCTAGTGCTCAAACAACTGGTACTGGAACTGATCAAGCAAACATTTACTACAGAATGGTAAAAGTTACAAACTTAATGTAATTTCACCTCCATACTGGAGATTTAAGAGGGGCGATTATTCGCCCCTTTTTTTTATTATAAATACTTTATATGACTGAAACAAAAACTATTAATAGACAACCAAGTGGTACTGGATTAGATTATGCAGATCCTACAAAGTTTAAATTTCAAACAACTAAATTACCTAGAGTAGAATTTAATTGTATTCAAGCAAATATACCAGGTATTACTCTTACAGAAATACAACAACCAACTAGATTAATACCTATCAAAATACCAGGTAATGATTTGACATTTGAAAATCTAAACATTACATTTATTGTAGATGAAGATTTAACAAATTATCGTAGTGTGCATGATTGGATGGCAGGACTATCACAAATGGATAGTGACGAAAAATACAGAGCATTAATTTCTGATGGTCAAGATAGAATGCCTAGATCACAACAAAATAATTCTACTGACGCAGGTAGAGTGACTAGTGCAACTAATGATGGTGCTATATATTCTGATAGTAAGTTAATTATTCTATCAGCAAGAAATACACCTTTAGTAGAGTTGACATTTACAGATTGTTATCCTCTAAGTTTATCTGCTCTTGAATATAATCAAAATGCTACAGACGTTGAATATTTACAAGCGACAGTAAGTTTTGGGTATAAGATACATAGTTATACGACCCCATTTTAACTTACTATATATTAAAAAGGATTAAATAATGACACTTGATGAACTCCAAGCGCAAGCGGAAAAGGATTTGAAAATTGATGATACTGAACTAGACTTAGAAAGTCTAAAGACACCTCAACTACATTCTCAATATCTTAAAACATATTCAACTTATGCCTTAATGATGAAAAAGGCAGAAGGTGATTATTCAAAACTACATATCAAAAAATGGTTATTCTATACAGGTAAAGCAGACCCGCAAGAATACAAAGAAAAAAATTTTGACCTCAAAGTATTGCGTCAAGACGTAGATAAGTTTCTAGACGCTGATGATGAAATAATTAAACAAAGACAAAAGGTAGAATATCTTAAACAGATATGTAACTATTGTGAACAAACACTTAAACAAATAAACAATCGCACATTTCAGATTAAGAATGCTATAGAGTGGAAAAAGTTTACTATGGGTAGTATGTGAGATACTTTGACGAAGTATGGCAAGAAGAAGAAAAGTTACTAAAGTTAGGTTTAGAACAATCGAGAAGAAACAAACGTGAGAGAATGACTACGATATTTTGTATAGGTAATGGTGAAAGTCGCAAAGATTTTGACTTAGAACAATTAAGACAACATGGTAAGATATATGGTTGCAACGGTTTATATAGAGATTTTGCACCTGATGTTTTAGTTGCAATGGATTATAATATATGTCATGAAATATATCGTAGTGGTTATGCCTTTGAACATCCTGTATATCTAAAACAATGGGAAAAAAATCCTGCGTCTATGTATGAAAAACTATTTTATCCTGAGACTGCTGCAAAGTTTATAGGTGATGTTGATCCTAAAGAATATACAGACGAGTGGGTATGGAAAGATGAAAAGAAAAACTTTTTTGTTTGTTGGGCAAATAATGTAGATGTAATGAGAGAGTTTAGAAAAAAGAATAGTGAGTGGCATGAAGATGACTTCAAGTTACATTTTGGTGAAGACCAAGAAGGGTATAAAATAACATGGACAAAAAAGAAAGACAAAGTAATGGGACTAGGCAAATACCAACAGGAGAAAACAAACGCAGGTGTTCTAATTGCACTAATGGCAGCGGATGTCAGCAAGAAGGTTTATTTGGTAGGGTACGATTACAAGTCGAAGAACAAAAACGTAAACAACATATACAAGGGCACGACAGGATATGTAGGTCCAAAAGCAAAAGCGATTGACCCACAAAACTGGATATATCATACTAAACGATTACTAAACAAATATCAAGATCATGAATTTATACATGTAGGTGAAAACATAGAAGAATTAGACGTAAGAAAAAATTGGACAAATATATCATACGAAGAATTAAATGAGCGAATTAAAAATAACAAAGTATAACGAATCCTATATTAAGTGTACTAGTGAAGACTTAGGTCTGTTACAAGACTTATCAGAGTTTTTTACCTTTCAAGTGCCTGGTGCTTCATTTATGCCGAGTGTTCGTGCAAAGAGGTGGGACGGTAAGATAAGATTATTTTCAAAAGCAACAGGCAAGTTATATTATGGGTTGCTACCCTATGTTGACTATTTTATGCAAAATCGAGGGGGTACTACCATACACGAAGGGTTGGAAAAACGCACCAGCGGTCATCCTCGGAAGGATTTTTCCAAGTTTGTTGACAAAATTTTAACGAAATCAATAAAAATAAGAGATTATCAATTAGACGCATTTACACACGCAATCAATCATAAACGTTCAATATTGTTATCACCAACTGCCTCAGGCAAGTCTTTAATCATCTATTGTATTATTAGAATGATGACAACATTACAAAAAAGAAGTTTGTTAATTGTACCTACTACTTCACTTGTAGAACAAATGTATAAAGACTTTCAAGATTATGGTTGGGACTCAGAGAAACATGTACAAAGAAAATATTATGGTTATGATATAGATGAAAATAAACCTGTAGTTATATCTACATGGCAATCACTTGCAACATTTGATAAGAAATATTTTGAACAGTTTGATTGTATTGTAGGTGACGAGGCACATTTATATAAATCTAAAGAATTGCAAAAAATTATGAGTGCCTGTATCAATGCAAAATATCGTGTAGGCACAACTGGTACTTTAGATGACAGTAAAGTACATAAATTAGTGTTAGAAGGTTTGTTTGGTCCTGTAACAAATGTAACTACAACTAGAGAGTTGATTGATAAAAAACAACTTGCAGATTTAAATATACAATGTTTAATTTTAAAGTATGCAAAAGAAGAATGTATCAATGTTAAGGGTTTAACCTATCAAGAAGAAATGGACTATATAGTATCACATAAGAAAAGAAATAACTTCATAAAGAACCTCACAAAAGATCAAACAGGTAATACTTTAGTTTTATTTCAGTATGTAGAGAAACACGGTAAAATTTTACATGATCTCATAGGTGACACTTTAGACCCACATACACGAAAGTTATTTTTCGTTTATGGTGGCACAGAAACTAAAGATAGAGAAACGATAAGGAGTATTACAGAAAATGAAAACAACGCAATTATTGTGGCGAGTTACGGAACTTTTTCTACTGGTATTAATATTAGGAACTTACATAACGTTATATTCGCAAGTCCTACCAAATCTAAAATTCGCATTTTACAGTCTCTTGGTCGTGGGTTGCGTCTTGGTGATAATAAAGTTAAAGCAACTTTGTATGACATTGCTGATGACTTTTCTTACAAAGAAAGAAAAAACTTTACCCTTAATCACTTTATGGAAAGAGTAAATGTATATTCAGAGCAAGAGTTCGACTATGAGTTACATCATGTTGATATAACATAAATAGTATTATGAGTAAAGAAAAAGTTAAAGAAACAAAGATACCTGTTCCTATACCTAGAGTGATAATGTTATCAAATGGTCAACAAGTTATCGCAGGCGTTACGGCAACTGAGGGTTCTAGTTTTGTTAGATTACACGAACCTTACAAAATAAGAATACACGAAGCAGTCGTAGGCAAAGAACAATTAGGTTTTGTAGAGGAAAGAATGTCTTTAACGCCACTAGTATTTCAAACAACAGACACGATTTACTCAGTATTAAGAAATCAAATTTTGACAATTGGGTCGCCAAATAAAAACTTGACAGAATATTATAATAATGTTAGAATGGGTTTATTTCCAAGTATGAAAAAAGAGATAGAACCAATTAAAACAAAAATGTCGATAGACCAACAGTTTGACGAAATAATGGAGAAAATGAATGATGAAGAATACTTTGATATGATAGATTACTTAAAGGGTAACAAAACTAAGCAATAGTATATACCTTATCAAAGCGGCACATCCGCATTATACTACCTTTGACGTTAAATGTCAAGCAAAAAATAACAAAAAAATAATTACAAAATATAGTACAAACGGCTTGACTTTTATACTATATTGTGATAGAATGTGAAACATTATGGCAGTACAATTAAAAAAGAAAAAAACAGAGCATTATGTAGATAATAAAAAGTTTCTTGAAGAAATGAAAAAGTATCGTAAAAGGGTACTTTCTGCTCGTAAAAGAAACCATAGAGATCCAAAGATTAATGACTACATAGGTGAGTGTTTTTTAAAAATAGCAAATCACTTATCATACAGACCTAATTTTATTAATTACACATATAAAGAGGATATGATATCTGACGGTATCGAAAACTGTTTACAGTATGTAGCAAACTTCGATCCAGAAAAATCAAGTAACCCTTTTGCCTACTTTACTCAAATAATATATTACGCATTTATAAGAAGAATACAGAAAGAGAAAAAACAAACAAGTATAAAACAAAAGTTAATTCTTAAAAGTGGATTAGACGAGATAGTAAGACAAGAAGGTGATAACGAAGAATATCAAAATGCATATGCTGACTTTCTTAGAAAGAATATGGTTGTTGATATTGAACCCGAAAAGAAAGAAACAAAAACCAAACCTAAAAAGAGGAAGATTACTACTAAATTAGAATATTTTATGTAACTATGAAAATCGCATTAATTACTGACACACATTTTGGGGCGAGAAATGATAATCCTGCTTATGCAAATTATTTTTTTAAGTTTTACAACAATGTGTTTTTTCCATATTTAAAAGAACATAATATAAAAACATGTATTCACTTAGGTGATATTGTTGATAGACGTAAGTTTATTAATTTTAAAACCTCACATGATTTTAGACATAAGTTTATGAGAAGACTATGGGAAGAAAAAATAGACACACACATTATAGTAGGTAATCACGATACTTATTATAAAAATACAAATGAAGTAAATGCTGTTGACGAGTTGTTAACTACATATGACGGCATAAACGAACCCTTTATCTATTCTGATCCTAAAGTTGTTGAGATAGGTGGCATGAGAATGTTATTCTTACCTTGGGTAAATTCTAGTAATGAAGAAAAAACTAGAACAATGTTGGAACAAGAAAGTGCTGACATTGTATTAGGTCATTTAGAAATAAAAGGTTTTGAAATGCACAACAACATGAAATCTGTTACAGGTCTTGACAAGAAACTATTTCGTAGATTTGAAAAAGTATTATCAGGTCACTTTCATAAAAAGTCTGATGACGGTCAGATATATTATCTAGGTTGCCCTTATGAGTTTATGTGGAACGATTATAATTGTCAAAAAGGTTTTCATATATTAGACACAGAAACGAGAGAGTTAGAAAGAATAGTTAACCCTTATACTATACATGAAAAAATATATTACAATGACGAAGAAAATGATTACAAAGATTTTGACTACAGTAAGTATGAAGATAAATTTATTAAACTAATTGTAGAAAAGAAAAAAGATTACTACCTGTTTGATAAGTTTATTGATGGTTTTTATAAGAAGACAAAAGTACATGATATAAAAATTATAGAAGACTATTCAGACCTTGACGCTTCTACAGTTGCTGATGATATTGCAGAGAGAAGTGAGGACACACCTACTTTGTTAGATAATTATGTCAACGAATTAGAAACAGACTTAAATAAAGATAAACTGAAAACTCTTATGAGAACTTTATATACTGAGGCAGGAGATATGGAAATATGATAGTCTTTGAAAAGATAAGATGGAAAAACTTTCTATCATCTGGTAATTCGTTTTTAGAAACTAATCTAAACAATAATACTACAACATTAATCGTAGGTCATAACGGTGCAGGTAAGTCAACAATACTAGACGCATTGTGTTTTGCTTTGTTTGGTAAACCTTTTAGAGAAATTAAAAAAGAACAACTAGTCAATAGTATTAATTTAGGTGGCACAGAGGTTGAGTTAGAGTTTCGTATATCATCAAATCGTTATAAGATAAAACGAGGCATTAAACCTAATATATTTGAAGTATATCAAAATGATGAATTACTTAATCAAACATCTACCGTTGCAGATTATCAGAAACAACTAGAACATCAAATACTTAAATTTAATTATAGAACATTTACACAAGTGGTGATATTAGGCAGTAGTACCTTTGTACCTTTTATGGAACTAAAGGCACCACATAGACGAGAGGTAATAGAAGACATACTTGATATTAAGATATTTTCAATAATGAATATGTTAACAAAGATACGATTAAAAGAAATAGATGAACAAGTAAAAGATATTGATAGAGACATTACCATATTAGAAAGCAATATACAAACACAAAAAGATTACATAGAAAAATTAGATATACAGGTAGAAGAAACAATCAAGAGTGAAAAAGAAAAGATACAACAAAATATAAATGCAATAGACAAATACAATACACACATTGCAGGTTTAGAAAACGAAATAAACAAATTAAAAGAAACCATAAGTGATACACAAACGATAGTAACAAAAACAGAAAAGATATCTAGTTTTCAGGCACAGTTTCAAAGTAAATTAAAAGAGTGTACTAAACACAAAAACTTTTATGAACAAAATGATAACTGTCCTACATGTAAACAATTATTATCTAATAAACAAGAACTAATTGCTGAGAACAACAAAGAGTTTATGAAATGGAATCAGGCAATAGAAGATAGTAATATTGAATTAAGAAAACTACAAACTAGATTGCAAAAGATAAAAACCACGGAGTCAGAAATAAGAACAACTGAAATAGACATTGCAAAGTTTGGGCAGTCAAAAACTGAGTTACACAATATTAACACAAAATTAACACATAATATAGAAACAATATCTCAACAATCTAGTGACACAGGCGAAGCGAAAGGTAAGTTGTCTAAACTAGAAAGTAACCTAGATGAAAAACAAAACTCTAAATTAAAGAAGATAGAAGAACATGATTACTTACAAGCGGCAAAAACTATGTTACTAGATACAGGTATTAAAACAAAAATTATTAAACAATACTTACCTGTTATCAATCAATTAATAAACAAATATCTTGCAAGTATGGACTTCTTTGTAAACTTTAGATTAGATGGTGAATTTAAAGAAACAATTAAATCTAGATATCGTGACGAGTTTTCTTATACATCTTTTAGTGAAGGTGAGAAGATGAGAATAAATCTTGCATTATTATTTACATGGCGTGCCATTGCAAAGATGAAAAATAGTATATCATGTAATTTATTAATGTTAGATGAAATATTTGATAGTAGTCTTGATGGTCAAGGCACGGATGATTTTCTTAAAATCTTAAATACATTAGATAACGAAAACATTTTTATTATATCTCACAAAACAGATATGATTGCTGATAAGTTTAATAATGTTATTAAGTATGAGAAAGTAGGAAACTTTACAAAGGTAGTAGAATGACATACAGTTTTCCTAAATTAGTTATAGAAGAACACGAAGGATTTTATGTTGTTCGTGACGACTTGTTAGAAGGTGGTTCTAAAAGAAGATTTGTAGATAGATTAATTAGAGAAGAAATAGAAAAAGGTGCTGAAGAATTTGTTTATGGTGGTTGCCCTGCAAATGGTTATGCTCAGTTGTCGTTAACACTACAAGCAAAAGTATATGACAAAAAAGCAATATTCTTTATGGCAAAAAGGTCACTAGATAATTTACACCCATATCAAAAACAAGCATTAGAATATGGGGCAGATATTCGTTGGGTGCCTAATGGTATGTTACAAGTTACAAAAGCAAGAGCAAGAGAATACTATGATATGGATCCTTTTAGAAGAAGATTGTTGCCTTTGGGTTTAGAAGACCATAGAGTATTTGAAGATATAAAGAACTTAGCAAAAACAATTGAAACTGACTATAATATTAATGTTAGTGAAATATGGTCTGTAGGTTCTAGTGGCACATTAACGAGAGGATTACAAATGGCATTTCCTAATAAAGACGTACATGTTGTTTCTGTAGGTCATAAAATGAAACAGAAAGAAATAGGTCGTGCAATTCTTCATTTATCAGATTATAAGTTTACACAAGAAGTTAAAGAAAAAGATAGACCACCTTTTCCGTCTGTGCCAACATATGACGCAAAGGCATGGTCTGTTATGAGAAAACATGCTAAACAAAAAGCACTATTTTGGAATGTAGGTAAATAATGAAAGTAAGAGACGAAATATTAACAATACTTATGGAAGAATGTGCTGAAACAAGTATTGAATGTAGTAAGGTTATCCGTTTTGATATTGATAATACTGAAAGATTAGAAAAAGAATTAGGTGATATATTAATGATGATAAAATTATTATCTGAAAATAATATAGTATCAATGGAAAACATTGAAAGTGCCGCTAGACAAAAGAGAGAGAAACTTAAAACATGGAGTAAAATACCACTATGAAAATAACTATTGCAAGATTGAGAAGCGGTATAAACTACAAAGGTCCTTTAGACCATATATTAGATTCCTTTTGTTATCTGTATAACAGATTTCAAACAGATAATCCTGAGTATCAGTACGGTTATTATAACTTTGGTTTTAATAAAGCACATAGAAGAATACCAGATGATATGCCTGATAGTGACGTTATTATTATACCAAGTGAGAATGAGTTTCACTATCACATACCAAACTATATCGATCCTAAAAATTTAGAAAAGTCAACAACTGCAATCGAAGAACATATATTACCTTATATCGAAAACAAACATATAATATTATTAAGATCAGATAGAGGTGATACAGCAGAATTATACAAAGAGAAAGTATTTAAGAATATTAAATGTAAAATATCTATACTAGATGAAATGGATATCAAAGGTGGTATTCATGCTTTAAAATATCACTTTATCAAAGATAAAATAACAGACATGAATAGACCATATGATTTTTCATATTGGGGCACAGAAAAAAGACGAGACGTTGATGGCGTTATAAGTGGCGATGAAAGACATACTATACTAAAGGAAATACAAGATGGTATGGGTAGATTTAATACAAGATTTATAGGTAGATTTTCTACTGTAAAAAGAGATATGAAACCTACAAAAGGTATGAGAGACTTGTTACCAATACTTAACAAAACAAAATATACTTTATGTTTTAACTGGAAAGACAATAAGGCAACAACAAGTAGATATCACGAAGCATTAGCATGTGGCATAGTGCCAATGGTCTGGAAAGATTACGATATTACAGGTACACTTGTCAAATCTAATTGGCAAAGAGTAGAGAGTGCTGAAGAACTAAACGAGAAGATAAAGAGTGAAGATTATAAATCAGTTTATGAAAATGTACATGAAGCATACAAAAATGAACTATTGACAATGGATGAAATTTATGATACCTTTAGAGATAGATTATTACAATTAATAAATGAGTGAAGTAGTTAAACAAATAAAAGACAGAGGATTTCCATACTATCCCGAAGATAGTAAATGGCGTAATCATAAGTTTGATGGTCTATTATCTTTTGATAGAACAAATTTAGTAGATAGAAAAAACAAAGTTATAGGTCAATCTGCCCATGGTCTTAATCTTGCATGGTCTTACATGAAGCATTCTTGGGGTATCAAATGTGGTAAGATGAGAACACCAATGGAGATATGGGAAGATGAAGAACATCTTGAAAAAGGTATTAATAAAATACTTAATGGCGTATTCTTCACACAGAAACCTTTACACAAAATAACTGATAGTGACTTACGTTCTATGTTAAGAAGATATACAGGCACACAAATGGTATCTAACTTTAGACCTACTGCTGCTGCCGCTATGTACGATATCTTTGTTGACAAAGATAGTATAATCGAAGGCACAGAAGCAGGCACAGTATGGGATCCTAGTATGGGTTATGGTGGTAGATTATTAGGTGCTATTGCTG